AGGTGCGACTGCCGCCATGTTAAGACCCCGTACTCAGTTTATACTCCAAACCCAAAACCGTCATTGGTAAAGGATCTGTCTGTGTTAATGTTATTTGTCCAGTGTTAGCATATCCCAGCAAACCATGCGCGGTTTTTAATCCAGTATATTCCGCAATCGCGGACGATCCGCTCTCAGTATCAAATGCAATTGTCTTGCCATTGATCTTCAGATCTTTGGTTTTGTCTACAAGAGCATCAACCTGAACAACTCTTTTCTTCATGCCATGAATAGATCCAGAAGATAATGTTGGCTCAGTTGGCATTGTTTTTACTTGGACGGTATAATCAAGACCGACTTCAAAAGAAGTTGTTGATGGACTTGCAAATATTACAGCATGAGCCGTTGTTGCCTCCACCCCAACTTTCAAAGTACGAGTAACGACTCCAAAATCTTTTTGGTTGATACTTGTAACCGTTTTAAACTTATTTACTGAAGTATATGATGTTGATGCTGTTGTTGTAATTGTTTCGGTTTGTGGCAAATCATCAAAATCAGTCCCCGTAATGGTAATTGTCTTTCCAGCGGTGGGCGTAGAGCCATATGTGAAAGTAATTTTTCTTGAAATTCCATTAAAACTGGCAACCCCAGAAGAAGCGAACACGCCATCTAAAGTTAATTCAGAAACTTTAAATACTGTTTGAAGAGTAAAAATACCATCATCATCTGCACTAAAGTTTGTTAATGATGCGGCAGCATCACTTTGAACAATGTCATCTCCTATAACATGCAATGTCTCTCCTGAAAGATGAGGCACTTCCGATGATGATGAAGCCCCCCCATCTTTAGAAGAATCAAGAGTACGATCTGAATTAAATTTTTCTAAATAATAAAAAATGTTTGAAGTTGAATATTTGTAAAGATTATTATTTTGACTTCCTAAAATATACATTTCAGTACCATCAGGTTTAAAATATAATCCAACTGGCGAATTATCTTCTGAATTACTATTAAAGGAAATATTATCATATGATGCAGTAGAAATATCCCAAGCAGTTGTAAGAGAATATTGAACAATAGTGGGTTGGTCTGCCCCAATGACAAACATTTTAGTGCCATCGTCAAGAAAGAATAAATCTGTTGGTTGAGTTTGTTCAGAGGCTATAGAAAATGTTTGACCATGTACTGCCGTTGAAATGTCCCAAGCAGTAGATAGATCATATTCATATACACTGTCATTTTGCCTTCCAATAAAGAACATTTTTGTTCCATCGGTTTTAAAAGATAATCCAGCTGGAGAAGTATCTTCTGTTGCAACAGAAAAAGATTGATTGAAACTTAGGCTCGTACCGTAGGGATCAGATAAATCATATTCATGTACACTATCAGACGACGATCCACAAATATAAATTTTTAAACCATCTGGTTTTATAAATATCCCAGTAGGAATAGTTTCTTGTGATGAAATATTATGTCCAACACCTCCTGTTACACTTGTTATATCCCAGGCAGTAGATAAATCATATCGTATTATTTGTTCAGGTGTACTATTACTAACAACAAAAAATTGAGTCCCATCAGGTTTAAAATATATTGATTCCCAATAGTTACTAAAACTATAATTAACTTCAGTATATGCCGCCCTTTCTAAAAATGGATTATTGCCAGAATAAGATCCTATTGTTCTTTTCACAATAGAAAATACATTTGAAGTCTCAACCGCAATTGCAACAAACTCACCGTCAGTTGTGAACTTGCTGGGCGCAATAACATTCTGTCCGGTAAGGATAGAATATACCGCCATTGATCCATCACCACCATTCACAATAAACAGCCGATCCGCTTCATCTGTTGACGATGATCTTCTTACAGCAATATCAACAGGATCATTCAACAAGTGAGATGATAGCAAAGAAATGTTCTGCACTTGATAAGAGCGGGTATCGTTTCCAAACTGAAACGCATTGATAGCTTTGCCTTGACGTTGAACAAAGATCGTTGCGCCGTTTAAATCTTCAATTGGCACACCAGCCTTTGATCCAAGCCGGGTTTGTGGTCGCACCAAAAAATTACTTGGCGTAATTGGTGTATCTTCTGATTGAACAACAATAAACTCACCACCCGTTGAGAAAATACGCAGATCCGCACCAGATACGATATTCACAATTGCATTTAGTTGGTTTGTGTTAATTGTCGTTTCAACGGCTTCATCATCAAGACCAGTACCCGCATCGAAGTTAAAGTAATCAATAACGCGAGAACCCCAGACAGTATTGGGTCTGGACTTAGAACCACCGAAATATAATCTGCCTTCATGGAAAGTTGCCGATCTTGGCCAGCCTCTAGTGCTTGACCAAACATCTTCATAGCCATGTTCACTATTCCAATTCCCGGCAACAACAGCACTTGTGTCAAAGAACGGAACCTCAACAACCGCTTTCATCACAGTATCACTGACATATTCAATATATCTAGCGCGACCAAATGTGCTGTTTACTTGAGCATATTCATTAACGGCAGCTTCTTTAAAAGCCTTTACTTCATAATTAGAAGTTGCATCTGGCGCTGTATCCCATGCTGGATATACCGTTAAAACTTTAGTCGCCGCAACATAATCCTCAACATGCCTTGTTTGGCCCGATCCAGTACCGGAAGTAATTTTAATAAACATACCATTTGGGTCATCATCAGATGTATAAGATGTTGCCGCTTTAAGTGTAATTGTATTGCTAGAGCCAGCTTGTGCCTGCCCAGTATCAGTTGTTACTGCCGATGCAGTAATTGTGATATTGCCACTTGTTGCGCTAGGCGTGATAGTAAAATTAGGAGAATGCTCATCAAACGCATAAGCGTATTGTGGCAGATTAATCAGAGGCAAATTCTCAAGCGTCCAAGATGTATCAGAGTTGCGCACAAGACGTTTTGTCTGAAGATCTTCATGGCAAAGAATTAGGGTATCTACAGCTTGCGTATATTCAAGCTCATCAAGCATTGCCGCCGTAATATCAGAGGCCGTAATATAATCATTGCCACTTGAATTAATATTTCTTTGCAGAATTTTGTTTTTAAAAACATAAATGCGGCCAACAACAAAAACCAATAAATAGCTATCACTTATACTAAACTCGAATGGAATAATTTTAAATTCTGTAAATCTCGATCCAAAGTCAAAAACAAACTCCAAGCCATCTCGACGACTAATTCCGCCTTGAGGTTGCACAACAACATTTGTCGCTTCTTCTAAAGCATTCTGATATTGCTGAAGATCTGTTCTGGCCCGTAGAAGAGGATCTATTTCTCCGGTAGAAAAGTTAGACTGATATTGCGTAATTCTCATCAGTACCTCGCCTGAATAAGAGAATAGTCCTCCACAATTTGCGTACCTTGACCACGCCCATCGATGTTCATTGCCTCACGCAGCAATCCGCCACGACCAGATTCACCCGGTGAACCATACGCTTGTGCACGAAAGTAATCCGCTTTTGTTGCCTGATCGGTTACGGTAATTGCAATCTCTGAAGCCAATGCTACGCGCAAGAACCGCACGAAATAAGCTGGCATATTAGCCTCTGTTACCGTTGCCTGATAATCAATGTAAATGGTATCCAGATTAGTAAATAGCTGAGTGCCATATATTTCCCATCCATATCGTCTTGGGCGTGTACCGCTTGCGCTGCTATCAAAAACAGCGATCGGGCTTCCAATAAGATCGGCTGGGAAGTTAAAAGCATTATCCCACTCATTAACCGGATCTGTGCCATCTTTACTTAGCTGGACTTTTTTAAGGCTCCAACTCCAAGGATAGACTGTCAGAAGATGGTTTTTAAGATCTGGATAAAGTCTATTACAAGCATCCGCTGTATCACTTCCATCTGTCAGAGATGTAATTGCAGCCGCGCCAAGAAGGACAAGGGCATCAGAGCAAATTGTTACATCAGTATCGCCAGTTGCCATTATAGCCCTCCAAGAGTTTGAAGGGGGCCAGTTGCCCGGCCCCTCAGGGGAGAATTAGTCACCGTCCGTTGCGGCCAGTGTCGTACCGTCTGCAACGTCAACAACACCGCCAGTATTGGACAGAACTTGCGTAAGTGTGCTTACGCGAGTGCCGCCAGTAGATGACACAACATAAATCAAATCGCCAACCGCCAGAGTATCTGACAAGTCGTTGAAATAGCCTTCTGTGTTTACAGTCGCTATCGTATCAGCGGTTTGATATGTATAAATACAAGGGGCATTACCTTTTTTGGATGGACCCCCGGTTCCAAAACCAGTTGATGAATAAGCCATATTTTAGTCTCCTTATTCAGTACAGCTAATTTTAACGATGCCCTCGTCGTCAATCGCAACCGATCCAGCAGAGAACATAGAACTTACAAGGAACGATGTTTTCTCTGGGATGTAGTTTACTTCTGACTTCTGAGAGATGCTTTCAGCATAACCCATGCTGTCTTGATGCCAAGCAAAGCATGTGCGGGTTGAAGGCTTAGGAACACCGCCTTCATCACGATCACCCATTGTGATAATGTTGAAGCCCATGAACGAAGTGATTTCACCGCGAACAAGTGCTTTTACGGAAGCAAAGTCGCTTGAAGTAACTTCTGTTTCACCGAGCAACGCATCAAGTTGAGAAGAGTGCATCAACAAATGACGACCTTCGGCTGGTACGTTGTTATCGTTCAGTGCTTTCGCAGCCGCACGAAGTTTTTCGATGTTCATGTTTGAAGACGCACCACCCACAGATGTCGCAACAGTTGATGGAGATGCAGCCGCATCAAGTGCATCAATGCAAAGCTGGTCCATACGGCGAGCAATCGCTTTTGAAACAACCTGCACCAATTCACGGCGCTCATCAAAGTTGACGTGTGATTGATGGAAGATGTCTGAATATTCTGCTGCGATATAATCAGACATTGTGGCGGTAACCTGGCTATAGGTTACGTTCAATGGAGTTACGTCAGTTTGTGGAACACGAACTGTTGCAACACCTTTACCGATTTTTGGGAACTTTACTGTGTTACCCTGGACACCGGTACGTGTCCGCATTGTGCCGCGAAGCAACGCTTCGCCTTGGTATGCCTGTTTAACTTCCTCATCGAAAAGCGTTACAAAGGCATTAGTAATACTCTGCGCCATAGCAGAAGCCTCCTATTAGGTTTCAACTCAAAACGCTTACTGTTAGCCGATGTAATTCGGGCAGTCGCTTGCGCGAAAGTGGCCGCGCCCACCAGTGGATTACCACATCAAGGGGCCGCGCAGCGGTTAGCCCTTAATATGCCTATACACCCAAAATGTAGTGATTGCAACAAAATCTAGCTATTTGCCGCCGCCCATTGCTTTTCAATCTTTGTTCGCCATGCTGCATCGGTCTGCCAACGCGGGTCTGCAATCGCTGAAGCAAGATCTTCTCTGGTCATTTCAGGCGTGTCCACAACCGGCGTTGTCGGTATGCCTTCGTTCGTATAACCCTGAATAAACTTGGTCATTGCATTGATTGCATCAGCACTGTTCAGACTGTAGGCCAAAG